GGAGAGCATCGGGCTGGTTCCGCCTAACAGACCGAACAGCGCTCCGCTGGCGGTGGCCGTTGCGTCGATGCTCGAATCGGAGCCCAGCGGCAGACGCAGGTGCGGAGGTGGCGTGCGCAGCGCCTCGAGGGCCCGCATGCCGATCCCCTCCCGATCGCGCCGAGCCTTGCTCAGGCCGGAGACCCAGTCGTCCTCGCTGCCGAACGAGTACTCGAGGAAGCGCTTGAGCAAACGCCGCTCCGCACGCACGGCCTTTTTCAATGCCTCGGGCGTGCCCTCCTTGACGGTGACCGTCTCCTTGGGATCGTTGGCTCCCTGCATCTCGACGTTGCGGGCGATGGCGTTGCCGCAGCAGGGCAGGATCGAGCTCCAGGCGTAAATCGAGGACAGCACGCTGAGGTTCTCGACGGAGGCGATCGGCCAGGTGTCGGCCTTGGCCTGCCCGTCTCCCGCCTGCTCCTGCGTCCAGTAGAAGCCGGAAAACGGATCGGACTCGAGGTAGCGCGACACGCCGCCCCGCACGCTCAGGCTAGCGTCATCCGGCGCTCCCTCCTCGTAGGCGGACTTGCGTGCCTCCTCGTGTTGCTGACGCACGCTGGCCAGCTTCTCGCTGCAAGCCTTGTGCGCGGCCTCGACCAGGGAGGGGCTGCCGCCCCCCTCGCCGAGCAACTCCGCTCCATGGGGCCCGATGATCTCAGCCAGCGTCTTCCCTTTGGCGGCCTCGACGAAGAACATGCTGCCCGGCATGCTCTCGGGGTCGAGCCGGCCCGGAGCACTCGGGGGGGCCAGCGGATCGTGCACCGTGGCAGCGTTCATGGCCATCAGGGCGCCTGGGGCAGTGGTCGGATGCGAGTCGCTCATGCGGTTGCTCCTGCCCTCGCGGGCCTCTGCTGCAGTGCGGCGAGCTCGGCCTCGAGCTGCGCCTTCATGGCCTCCAGGTTGGCGACGTCGAGCGGCTCGTGGCCCTTGTCGTTGTTCCCCTGGCGATTGCCGCTGGCTGGCCCATCCCCGGCCGAGTCGTCATCCAGCGCCCCACCCTGCCATCTGGCGTCTGTCGCTCCGCCCTGCTGCCGGCGGCGGTCCAGGGCCCGCAGGAACTTGCGGACGAGCGTCATGAGGAACCAGAGCATCATCACGCCGTCGTCGTGGCCCTCTTTGCCCCAGCCCCAGAGCTCGTTGCAGAGCACGTCGACGAGGGCGCGCTGCTCGATGGCCTGCGGATCATCGCCCTCGGGGTAGGGCAGCTCGATCTGGCCATTCTCGAAGTAGGCGCTGAGCCCGGGGACGCCGTCGCGCAGATGGCGCTTGCGCTTGTCGGTGTTGATGGCCTTGAGCGGCAGGTCGGACGAACTGCGCACGCCGTGGAAGTAGAGCTCCTTCTGCAATCCGACAGTCTCGACCGCCACCCGGAACATCACGTCGAGCTCATCGGGGCGGATGTAGGCGGCCTCGGCCTCCATTCGCTGGCGCGTCTGCGCGGGCGTCATGCCGCGCTCGCGGTACAGCCGCAGCACCACGAGGTGACGGGTCTCGGGATGGATGGCCACCGCGCCAGAGAACGTGTAGTTCGAGTCCGAAGCCTCGGCGTGGTCCTTGTCCCGCACCCAGCCGAAGTCCCATGCCTGGAACACGGCGAGAGGTTCGACGCCCCCCATGGCCCGAACGACGTCGTCCCAGGACTCGCAGAAGCGCCGGCCCCGCCCGCGCTCCTTGGCCGCCTTCAGTCCCTCGAGCTTGAACGCTGAGGCCTCGTCGGCCATCGGCTCGTTCTGGTATTCAGCCTCGAAGGCGACGGGGCCGATGTCCCAGCGCTCCTGCAGCAGCCTGGAAACGGGCCAGCGGGACGGCCAGAGCGACCACTGGACGAGCTTCTCGATGTAGCCGAGGGCAGCCTTGCGGCTCGGGACCTTGCGCACATCCTGGTACAGGGCGCGGTAGAGCCGCTTGCGCCAGGTCTTGAAGTGGTCCTTGCTCAGCAGCCTGGCGAGCATGCTGTCGTGGTGCAGGATCGTGCCCACGACGATGAGCACGCCTGCCTGGTTGTCCAGGCAGGGGATCAGCACCTTGGTCAGCCAGTCCAGCGTCTTCTGGCGCTGGGCCTCGGTATCCACGAACTCGTCGTTCTCGCCGTCGTCGAGGATCACCAGGTCGGGCCGGTAATCGCCGTATTTCGCCCCGCGGATCTTCGTTCGGGTGCCGAACACCACCACCCGGATGCCGGTGCTGGTGATGATGTCGACCTCGGTCCACTTGCCGCCCTTCTTCGGCACCAGGTCGCCGAAGTCGTCCCGAAAGCGCTCGTTGCCCTCCAGTTCCGCCTTCAGCGCAGAGAGGTAGGCCTTCCCCTGCCCCATGGTGTCGGCGCCGATCATCATGAACCGGGTCAGCTTGTAGGCCACGGCGTGCAGGCGCAGCAGGTCGTAGATCGAGGTTTTCCCGTGCTGGCGGGGGCAGGCGTCGGCGGCCGAGCGAGGAGCGGCATCCAGTGCCTGCTCTCGAGTCAAGGCCTCCCACTCGTCGGGGGAGTAGTAGACGGACGGCAACCGCTTCGCTGCGTCCTCCTCGCTCTCGCCCTCCTCCCGGTCGATGTTGGCCCCGGCGGGGATGCCGTCCCGGTCGACGAGAACCTGGACGCTCCTCCAGTCCCGGGTGTCGGTCTGCGGGGCGCTGGGCAGCGTTCGGTCAACGACCATCTCCACGTAGTCGTTGACGATCTGCTCGTGATGCGGGCCGAACGCGCAGGTGAACTTCTCCGGCAGGTAGTAGGCGCCGAACCAGAGGGGGTCGCTCAGGCCCCGGGCCTTGCGCTCCTCGCGGTCGAGGACGTCGAGCTCGATCTCCAGATCCTCGACCTCCCTGCTGACGCTGATCAGCTCCGCAGGGGTGAGGAACTGAGCGGCCTCAGCCCACGCTGCCCGAAGACGAGCGATCTTCGCCGCCAGAGCCTCCCGGAATGACTCCCTGGATGCGGGCGGAACGGGCTCGGTCCTCGAGACGGGCGCTGATGGCGTCGATGCGGCTGCCAAGCTGCTCACGCTGCCCCTCTTCTCCTGAAACGGCGATGCTGCCGCCGATGATCATGGTGGCCTTGCCACGCAGCAGGCGCTCTGCGTCGACGCAGACCTTGAGCGCTCCGCTGATCTGCTTCACGTCGCCGAACGGAATCACCGCCCTCAACGCTGTCGTCAGGTCCCACGAAAGCACGGCCAGCCGGTCGGCCATGGCTCGCGGATCGGCGATGGCCGGGTGATTCTCGTCGGCCGGCGGTTCCTTGCTCAGCGACTCCAACTCGGCGATGACCTTGAGCGTCGCCTCCTTGAGCTGCTCGCTCGCCTTCTGCTTGGACTGGGGCTGGCTGGTCGCCTGCGCTTCGGTTTCGCTTTTCGGTTTTCGCCCTTCGGTTTTTGACCCGGATAACGAAGATTCGTCAGGCAGTTGGACGACGACCTTTTCCTCGCTGTTCACCCAGGCGTGCACTGTAGACAAAGAACGCACATTCAGTTCATTGGCGATCTGCTGGTAGCTGTTCCCTGCGGCATGCAGCTCTCGTGCCTTCTTCCTGTGGGTGGGCGGGTAGGCCATCGCTCAGCCCTCCCCGCCGGCCACGGACGACCCAACTCTGCGCTGCAGCTGCTCGACCATGTCCTTCAACTCCTCTGGCAGGGTCCCGATCACGATCACGCAGGCAGCGCCCACCCTCGACCTCGCACCTCCTCCAGCTTCACCCTGACCGCTAGGAGCGCTACGAGGTTCGGTGCCCTCCCGCATTGGCCAGCCGACGGAGACGGCCCACTCGTCGAGCTCGTGGCGAAGAGCCTCGGCCTCTTGCATCCGCCCGCGCTTGCGCAAGTAGCTGATCCTCGCTCGGATCTTGTCCGTCTCTTTCCTGCAGCTCATGGAGCAGTAGCGAGGATCGTGCGAGGATCCGCCGCCCCGGCCGCGCTTCTCTGCTCGCTCCCTGGCATGGCCGGGACAAGACGGTCGACAGCATCCGCGCGGAGGCCTACTGCTCGGGAGCGCCGTTCCAGGCTGCTGCAGCACCCGCTTCGCCAGTTCGGCCGACACGGACACCATGTCCCCGCTCGCAAGGCAGCGCTGTTCGCCGACAGCGCAATGCTTGCAGGCCATCAGGTCCTCCGCCTGCAGCCCCTTGGCCCGGCCCATGCGCCGATCTACGCAGAGGCGCAGCTGGAGCCGCACCTTCAGTCGCTGGCAGTCGACGAGCATCATGCTGCCCATCTGGACCTGCAGCTGCTGGTCGAGGCGCCGACGATCATCCGCCACGGTCACTCCCCTACCGAGAAGTGCCGCCACCCTTCCCGCTCCCGATGGCGCCACACCTCCCGCCAGGGCTCGGGCTTGTCTTCGAGGGCTCTGGCCTCCTGCTCGAGCCGGATGGCCCGGTAGGCCATGGCTCCGGCGTCCTCCTGCCAGCGCAGCGCCCAGCGGGCCCGCAGCCAGTCGAGGACGTAGAACCAGCCGAAGCGGAGCAGGCCGAGCTCCTCGAACTGCAGCACGTGCACGGCCTCGTGGCGCAGCAGCCGGTCAGAGGCCTCGACGCCCCCGCGCACGAAGATGTGCCTGCCGATGGTGACGGCCGCCGGACGGATCACGAGGGACAGCAGCGCGGGCACCCAGCTGTTGAGGTGGAGGATGGGGACGACCTTACTCATGCTGCTGCTGCTCCTCCGCCGGCGCACCGCAGCGCTACCGGCAACCAGTCCGCACCCCACCGCTCGAACGGGATGGCAAAGCCTGCAGCTCGATCGCTCACTGCACCGCCCCCCATCTCCGCAAAAAGTCGAGCATCTCTGCCTCGCTCCGGGCCACGCACCCTCGAGCGCCGAACGACACCTGCCACACCGCCTGCTCCGGCCGCAGCTTGCCGCTCTCGGT